TAGAAAACATGGAGGACATGATTCCACGAGAGATTCGCAAGGCCTTGTACAGGTGCAATTATTCTCAAGAAGATACTGATCAAATAGCAATCCAGAAACTTCAAAATCTTTATCATATCAGACATGATTTAGTTCATGCCTTGTGTGAAAGGATCATGGGAATTAAGTCAGACTTTTCTACCATGGCAAAGTTAAAGGATAAATTTGATTTCCTTCCACCACCTTATGCCAAGCTTTCACCTGATATATTCATTGAAAGAGACAACAGTATAACATTTGTGGATATCTCAGTTTCACATAATTATGAGTACAATTTTAATGAAAAATTCGAAAAATATAACCCAGTGTTGGCTTTCCTTAGTCAGCAAGGTTTTACTGCAAACCCTTTTTATATGTTTTGGTTGCATCCCTCCTGGAGCAATTTGGATAATTCAATTAAAAATTTCAAGATATATCTGGATCAAGTCAATGTCCCACATTACCAAGTTTCAAGCCAATACATTGATAACCTCACAATATGTCACAACAACGTTTCTGAGTTAATCCAGGAATTTAGACAAAAAGTACCAACTGAATTATTAAATTTCTTTGATAAGGTAGATACACCTGATCCGGACCTTGCAAGCTTAGATGAATTAGCTAAGATTGCACATGAAAATTACCCAGAACTTAAGAATATTCAAGAAAGCATAGGGTCTTCAAATTTAGAAGGAGTTGAAGAATTATTTACCTCATTAGTCAAAGATAATGATATAAGGTCTTATATTGCTGATGACGAGCATGATCACAATATGTATACAAGGGCATTTAGTAAGCTAAAAGACATGGAGAAAGGTTTTGACATAAAAGAAGAGTCGCCGAGCTTTTTTATTCCATTCGCAAGTTTGACACCAAATGTAACAACCTTACTCGAGTCGATTAAAGTCTCTATTGGCGAAGGTATGAAGATGAGAAGTGAACAAGAACAGGTACTCAAGATGCTTAAACTGATTGACATGAATTCCGCAAAGCTTAACAGTGGTTGGTCTATCTTTTGCAATAAGTTGTTATATAACTTAGAAAAATGTTTCCAGCACAAAACTGAAGCAGAAATATTCAACACGGGAATGTTAACAGGTGATATTGAGCAAGAAATGGAATTAAGTCGACAGTATAACAAGTATCGAGAAGAAAACCAAGGGATCATTTCAAAAAGGACATTCTTTAAGACTAAATTGAATGATGACAGTTTAAGAGATACCTTGCCATACATTTATAGAAACAAGTGCATCAAACTCCCAATGTTAGATAACCAATCCAAGATATTTCTGAGTAAATCTGGTACATCTTATAGAAAGACACACACAATGAGAGAATATAAGAAGAAGCGAACTATAGATAAGGACTCACATCTATCGTTCAACAATTTCTTAGAACTACTAGATGAAAAGACAGATTTTCCTTATGGCACACATCCATATTTAGGGACTGGGCCAGGATGTGATTCACCAGAGATGTCTAATATCAAAATGCAACTTTTAGAAGAACAGCGTAAGTTCTTATCTATAATTCAGAAGGTAAACTGTCACTCAATGTCAAAGCACACTAGCTTAGCAGCAGCCCAACTCCTTCATTTTAATGAATTAAATACATCTGATAACACCTTTTGTACATTTACAAGTGGACAGCCTAATGTGTTACATATAGTTCAAGGCGGATCTCTAAAGCGAGGAGCTGATATAGGCCAAGCCTTTTTTACAGTTTTTATAACTGATGATATTAGATGGTGTAACAAAGTATATGGGAAATTAGAAACCACAGAGATAAATGTAGACAGTAAGGTGTTTTATATATGTAGAACACCATGGGTGAGATTAACTTCAGAGAGACTGTCATTCATGAAAGATCAATATTACTCTACATTAAGCACAGCATATGATACATGGGCTCGAAACAAAGATTATTCTGATATGATAGGGTTTGTTACTCATATGTATACATTCCGAACCTGTGTATCCATGTCGCCATCACAAAGAGTTGCAGAGTTCTTAATGGATACACGTTATATATTCATGTCAGCCTTAAGCATATTTTCTAATGTAGAGAAATTGATAATAGACAAACTGGCTCCACCTTACACTAATTGTCTTGAGCAATATATTGTAAGGCAATTGGAAAAAAAGAGTCAACAAATAATATTATATTTATCTGAACATAAACCCAGACCAAATAGAGCTGGCTTCACAGGGAAAGAGAGATTAAATCATACTTTGGGAGGTGAAATCACATTGCCTTCCTTATGGTCTGATTTTGTGTTACAAGATATTCAATCTATATTTGACGACATATTTATTTATGTTCATACATCTAAAGAACCAAGTTCTGAATATCATGAGCAAGTTAAGGCCATAAACACAATACTGAAATATCAAAAAGAATTCGATAATTTAGAACATGAAATGAAACATGGTTTAGGTGATGAAAAAACATTAAAAAAATGGATCTTGAGTGGATCACAGGTGGGCTGTTCTGCAAATGTTGTGTATCAAGCCACGAAAATGTTTGCAGGAAAGTACAATGGTCTCCATAAAAGCTGGGATTTCAAATCTAGTTGTTTGGAAGAGCCGTTATCAAATATAGTATCCACTAAGTCATGTATACCTGAATATGACAGGAAAGAAGTAGTTATGGAAATCAATAAGTCTAAGTTTTCGAAAGTTGTATCTAATATCAACGCATTGATGAATTCTGGTCGGTCTGAGTACATAGTAAACAATAAACCAATATTGAAAACATTTGTTAAATTAGATGTGGATGTTAGTGATGATGCAGAAATCGTAGTAACAGGGCAAAATAGAGTGAAAGTTCATGATGCATTGATTGATTGGATAGGTCGTTTTGGAATGTCCAAAAACTTTGTTATAGATTTGGCTACCTGGAATATTAAGAACAATAAATGCAAAGTGTTAACGGATATATGCATTAAAGCTCAATATGGCTCTAAGCGAGAGTTCTATGTGATAAATCTCGGAGCTAAAGCAATGGCTAGAGTGACAGAAAATGCTTATAAGTGTTTAGCAAAGGTCTGTAAAAATGAAATGATTAGTGTCCCGGGAGATAGGAAATTACAATTTATCCAGGAAGCACTAAATGAAGCAACCTTGTCTTCTGAGAGAAGGAAAGACTCATTGTTGTTTGTAAACGGAGATTGCACAAAATGGTCTGCGTGTGAAACTATGGCATCATTTGTGGCTTTAAATAGTGGACTAAAGGATGTATTTGGAAGCACTGTTACTGCTTATAACCTGGTCACATTTGCTGCTTGGGCAAATAAAGAAATACAGGTGCCACAATCAATACTACAAAAACTTAGATTTATTAGTGAGTCTACCAGCTACTTGGAGAATGGGACTACTATAAAGAGCACACAAAATTTCTTACAAGGCATGTTCAATTACTCTTCATCTATTAAGGCTGTGATTGCAACAGAGTTTGCAATTCACATGTTTAAGAAGAATAATTCAACTACGTTTTTGCATTGTAGCCACCTGGAACATTCAGATGATTACAGTTTGATAGTTAGAACTAAAGATATTGAGACATTCAAAGAGTTTAGATTGTACCACAAATTGGCACAAAAGCTGTTTGGGATAAACGATAGTATTAAAAAGACAAATATTCAAAGCCATATACAAGAGTTTATATCTTTATTTTCATTCAACGGGCAACTTTATTATCCTTATATTAAGAAGACTAAGGAGGTTGGAACCAATTTACCTTGTACAGACTATCGATCAGATGTGATGTCAATTACGTCACGGGTTTCAGAAGCAGTACGATTGGGGATTCCGCTAGAAAGTACTTATTTTATGCAGAGGGTCCATTGTGCATCTTTGTCAGATACTTATTCTCTCACACCAGGTATGAGAAACGCCGTTGGAACAGGTGTTGATATATTCAATAGGCCTATAGAGATGTTTGGTATGCCAGATTGCTTACCAGTTTTGTCAATTGTTATAAAGGGAAATCCTGACAACTATAGAATTTACAATTATGGACCTCCTTCACAAAAGGCAATAATTGAATCTTTATTCGTACTAGGACAAGAGGCATATGATTTGTTAGACTTGCCAATCTCAACTATTAAAGAGGATATGGGTGAGTTGTATAATCCTGTGTTTAGTTACCCGACACGTCATAATAGATTAAAAAAAATTAGAGAAAAAGTGAATATGACACCAGAAGAGGCGCAAGAATACATAAAGCTCAATTTAACAGACAGCTTGGTAAAACCAGTAGACATCACTAGATTCCATAAATGGCTAAAAATGATGTATTTTAACAAATCCTTTTCGAGGGCATATATGAGAGTTAGTAGGTCTGCAATGACACTTAGACACTCCATGTTTTCATCTAAACCATGCATATTAGAAATCAACTCTCACATAAGAAAAGACTTGAATGAAGATAAGGTGTTCACCACAGTGAAAAATTATATTGTCAATGGGTATAACGAATTGCCTAAAGCATACACAATTCAAAGTAATGAGCAGAAAAATCTATTAAATTCTCATTTAAATTGCTATAATAGTTGTTTGGACCTATTGTATTCTACCACTAAGTCTTCTGTGTTAGTAGAGAGAAGTTTTATTGAAACACACACAACTGTGAATAAGATGCCAGATCCTTTCCAATGGGTTATCCTAGAGAACAACACTTCCAACTTACTACAATATATAGTAAATCCAGCTAATTTCTATGCAGATAGACGTGTATTTATATCAGAGACATCATTATATCGAGATATGGAGAAGTTAAAGAAATATTATAATTTAGAATTGCTGAAAGCATCTGCATCTTATTGTCGTCAAGTGTTTTCTGAGATTGCATCTCAATCCACAAATCGTGCTTATGGGTTGACATTTATTAATAATGTCACAGATTTGCCAGGATTTATTAGACAATATTTTGAAAACGGATTGAAATATCATAAGACTTACAATATGCTACCGATTCAGAATGTGACCTTACTAAATATCAATACTAAGCAACCATTTTATGTTCGTGATTGGAAAACTAACCTAGATATACATACTGGAATACTTTCCCAATTAGCATTGTTGTATAGATGTATAATTTTGAGGTCGAGAGAAGCTGTTAGATCTGACAATCTCAGCAGATTGTTAAAGGTAAGAATTCCAGAAATAGGTTCTACAGTAGGGACATTTATACAGGACATAGATCTTGCATATTTAGAGGGCTTGAAGGTTGGC